GGCGGTTAAACTATCTGCGTGAAATCTTTCTCCTGATGCTGTTAATCTTCCCGTCCAATGTTGTCCGTAATAAGTTGCCAGTCCTTTGTATTCTGGTTTTGTTAAAATAAACGATAATAATAAGAGTGGTATAAATACCAAAAGTTTATTTAAGATTCCAATTTTTAATTTTAGTTTCGATTTTTCTTTTTCCATATTTTTTTTCCATAATTTGTTGGTGAAGCTCCCAATTCAAAATAGATTCACTAACTTGCTCGTCATCTTTTGCCATATCATATAATTTTGATATTTTCTTTAACATTTTGTTTGCCACATAATTAAATTTTTCAAATTCGACTTCAAAAAATTTAGTTGGGTTTTTTTCATACTTTGTGGTTTGAGATAAAAACTTTTGTCTTATTTGATTTGTTTTATGAAGTCCTTCTAACTTTTCTTTGGCTCCGTCAGGTAGTAAACCTAATTGTAAACCAAATTTTAAAAAGTCATCATAAGAATGTTCTGTCATCGTCATAAACAATTCCATTCTGTTATTTACCAAATCAATGTATACTATTTCCAACACTTTATTTATTTTTTCATTAATAGTCATGTTAGATGGGTCTTCACCAATATGCTCAATAAGTTTGTCCAATCTTTCTTCTTGTTCTTTTAATTGTAAAATAAAATCATCAAATGTAAAGTTTTTAATTTGTAATAATTCTTTATAAACTCTATTATTTTCTAAAAATTCTTTAAATTGTGATTTTGTAATGTTTTTTTTCTTCATTGAATAAGCAACCTCTGTGGGTCTAACAAGATTTTCAATAGCATGAATATAATACATGTATCGGTAGAATACTCCATCAATTGCGGGTACTCCAAAATGTCCTCTTCTTTGTGTTGCTTGATAATCAGCATCAAGACCAATTAAACCAAATTTTTTTGATTGTTTATCGTATTTGTGTTTAATCTCATGAGCTAAAGATGAGACATGTTCATCTCTTTCTTCCTCCATTTTTTGAATTAGCCCTTCAGGTTCCCAATTTTCACCAACAGCAAAAGTTATTGTTAATTCTAAAGTTGTTGATGGTTGAGTTTCTTTCATATAGACATCTCTATTAAACCCAAAACTTCCTCCCATTCCCATTTGAATTATATCTAAGACTCCTTCTTGGTCTTCAATTTCTTCAATATTAACTTTAAGTTCATATGAATCAATTTTGACTTTTTTCTTATCACCTAACTCAAATTCGATATCACCATCAAATTCATATTCATCTTCGATACTATCTATCGATTTTATGTCTTTTTCAACAATATCATATAACATGTCGGCAGCGTCCAAAATATTTTCAGGAACACCTAACGCCTCATTCAACAGTTTTAATTGGTTTTCGGATATAATAATTTTCATAATAATAAATATGTTGGGGTTGTGTTTCCGTCAACAACCCCAACTATATTATTTTGTCTCAGATTTGTCAAACTTTACAAAAATGTTATTTCATTTGTTATTGGATTCCAATCAATGTGCCAAGGCAGTTGAGAATAAAGGTATCGTTCATTCAATACTGCGGCGTTGAAATAATGTGTATGTCCGTCAAAATAATGACCATACCCACTATGAATATGACCGCAAATATGAATTTTTGGTTTAATTTCTTTGATTCGTTCTGCTAATAACTCACAACCCAAATGTTGTCCTCGACGACCTTCAACATCATCTAACATACCCCAAGCCGGACCGTGAGTAATCAAGATATCAATATCATCAGGAATATCTTTCCATTTTTGTTCCAATTCCCATCCGGCTTTAGGTAAGTTAAACGCCCAATTATAAAACTCAGGTTGCCAAGGACTACCCCAAATTTTAATCTCAGGTTCACCGCCTTCTATAATGCCCAAAAACTCATCTTCAAGATAATTAATATCTTTATATGTATTTAAAATCTCTTTAGTTTTTTCAACATTATTTTGAAATCCCCAATCGTGATTACCCGCAATAAAAACTTTAGTTGTGTAATTATCCAAACTATTATACCATTTAGCAAACTCACGAATCTCATGTTCATAACCCATAGAAGAAATGTCACCGGCATGTAATAACAAATCACCACCCTTCAAATCACCTGTAACGTGTTTGTGTTTGTTGTGAGTGTCGCTCAATATTGTTAGTATCATATTTTTCTTTTTTGTTTTTTTCTTTCTGACTTAAATTTAAAAATAAATTCTACTAATTCAAAACAATTTAATTGTTTCTTCCACTTATTTTTAAAATTTTCAAATAAGTTTTCAGAAGTTTTAATTTGCTCCAAGGTCACACTAGAGTTTAAAACTCTAATTACGTATTCAAAATCTTTATTTGCTTTCATTTGTTCTATTATTTTTTTATCCGACATTAATTTATTATTTTAATTTCACTCTCAGTTTCAATTACAACTCTTGCTCCGCAACTGAGTAATGGTTTTTTATCTCCATTTCCACAATAAACAATCCTACTAGGCCCAAGTATCTCAACCTCATTACAATAAGTGTTATTTCTACCTTGTTTAATTGTTATGACAGGTAAATCCGTATTCTTTGTTTTGTTAGACCTAATATGGTGTTGGTTAACGTGGATTTTTGTTTTCAAAATGAATTGGGTTTTCACAATTTCCTTTATGTGACCCCCATCTTTGTGAGTAAGGTCCCACTAAAATGTATTCACAACCTTCATATGTATATTCTTCAACATTATTAGAGTAATATTTTGAATCTTTGAATAGTGTTTTTGGTTTTTCTTTTTTTTCAGATATTGTTTTATCACACGATGTTAACGATATAATAACCATACCAAGTAAGAACCCAATTATCATCACAAATAATGGTCCAATATCAGGGCCTTCTTTTACCGTTTTTGGATTTGTCCTAATAACTTTGTTTGGGTCTATTTTAATTTTTTTCATATTTTTTAATTTAATCAAAGATAATAAATTTTAGAAACTTTATCAAACAAAAAAATTTAATAATAATTTTTTTTTTATTTAAAAAAAGTTATATATTTGTAAAATAAAACTAAATCATAAAAAATGACAAAAGAAAAATTTAAACACAGACTTAGAAGACTTAAAAGACATTGCTTAATTTTAATCAACAAATTTTTTAATTCTGGTCATTACGATAGAAAAGTAAAAAAACCAAAAAATATGACCGAAAGTGAAATCCAAGCAGTTCGAATATGGGCAAAAGTGATTCATAATAAAGATAGTGAACTTATGTATAATCCAAAAACACATGACGCTTACGCAGTTTGGGAATCTCCAAATGGTGTAATATATCTTTTTTTAGAGAAAGAAAATTTAAGAATAATAAATACGGTTGTTGGTTATGATGTCAAATTGAGTGTTAGAGTTGACCATTGGTGTTTATGGATGTTTTCAAGAGAGGTGGATAAAAGAAGAACTAAATTTAAGTTAGATGCCGAATCCAAGGTAATACACTCATTAGATTCTTTAGAGAGTAGATTAAATCTACCAAATTAAAACAAAAAAAGGTAAGAATTAATCTTACCTTTTTTTTTATAATCTTTTTTTTATTATAAACTAAGTAACATATCAATTAGTTCTTGTTGAGGAAACATATCAGATTTGTCTTTTCTTGTGTTTGTATGAGTCCACATTCCTTTGATTTTTCCGTAATACGCATCACTATTAAATTCAAATCCTTTTGCACCTTTCTTTTTTATTTCTGAAATTAAACCTGTGTGAATGTCAATATTATCTCTATTTGCAATATATAAAATTAATGATTTCAAAACTTCAATTTGACGGTCTGAATAACGATGCCATGTTTTATGACCTCTAAAAACTTGGTTTAATTCAACAATTTGTAATGGATTTGCTTTTTGACCAGTATAAGTTTTACCATCTTTAATTGGTCCAAAATTACATACCTCAATACCAACAGAATGAGAATGCATATATTCTGAACCATTATCTCCTAAATGCCAACCATAAGCACCTTCAGGAAATGCTTGAACAATTTTTCCATCGTGAGTAGAATCTCCGTTGAATACGGATTGTCCTCCTAAAACAAACTCTGTTCCAATTCTTCCTCTTGTATCGTTGTTCCACATGGTTACCACTTGATACGGGTTATTTCCTCCCGCTGTGTGATGTAAAAATAAATATTCTTTTTTTGTTGGCCCTTTCAGGTATTCATCTTTACCTAAAAATTTTTGCTCTATTATAAGTTCGTTAGGTGAAATAACAGTTTCTGATATATCTGTTGTAATTTGAAACCCCATTGCATTCCAAGTTTTTTCTCCAACAACACCATCATCGGTTAAATTTTTAGATTTTTGAAAATTTTTAACAGCTTCTTCTGTTTTTTTTCCAAAATCTCCATCGACTTTAATTTTTAAATATTTTTGTAAGTCTTCGACAGACTTACCTTTTGAACCTAATTTTAAAACTTCCATAATTTTTTTTATTATAAATATATGGAGTTAATAAATTAGTTATTAATCCAAGTCCAACCTAAAAGTAATTTAGAAAAATAACGGTGAATTGTATTTGGTTTTTTTTCAAAAAAAATGTGAAAACTTTTACCGACTTTGTAATAACCAACTTGCTTTGGGTATTTAATAACCGTCTGAGTGACTTCACCTTGTCTTAATATCCAATCATTTATTAAATCTTGGTCTTTAACTTTTTTGTTATCCGTTTTTTGTTTATTTTTTGTTGTATTAACTGTTCTTTTTATACTTTTTTTTTCTTGTTCCATTTTTATTTTTTATTTCCATTTTTATAGTCAACCCAACTTATCCAAAACCCAATGGCCACAATTACATTCATACCCACAGATGCGATTAGTTCATGAATATCTTTATATACATTCATTGTTAAATGAACATGACCAACAACCCAAAATGGTATTGATAAGTTAGATGAAACCCAAATTAAAATATATTTCAATAATTTCATAAATTATATTTAATGCTCTATATCTTCTATTTTTATTTTATCTATGTTTAGATTCAAACAATTTTTCCAATCACCCAAGTTAATGTTTGTCCAAACTTTTTTTTCTTTATCATACAAAGTAACCATAAGATGACCCAACTCTGATATGTATATTTTATCTACTTTATATTTTTTCATTTTAATTTGCCTTTTCTAATTGGTCTTCGTTAAAGATGTGAAGAAGTCCATATTCATCCATTTCACCAACAACTCTGATATTTCCTTCTACGGTTTGAAATACTGATACGATTGTGCAAGGAAACTTATATCCTTTAACTTTAACTGCATTATCACCTACTTTGAACTTGGGTTGATTTGAGGGGAAGTCTCCGTCTGATAATTGTGGGTCATCCCACGATGTGTCTCTATTCATAATTTTTAATTTTAATCTTTATATTTGTAATTGTCAAACTTTGCTGATTTTAATCTACTTTTTATTGTCATAGGATGAATATTTAAAATTACACTCGCATCTTTTAATGTTCTATACTCCACGTCATCAATAAGAAATGGTTTGTTGAATTTCGTTGTTTTACCTTTTTGTGGACCACTTAATCTTATTTTTTGTTCTTCATTACTGAAACAAACTTTTATTTCTCCCTTGAAATAGTAGTCTTTGTATTTTGGGTTTTTACTTAAAACCCTCCACCTAATGGTTGTAATAGGTATTCCTAATTTATCGGAAGCATCATTATAACTTACATACTCAATATCGTTGATTACTATCTCCTTCCTGTTAATAGGAATATTACCCAACATTCTTTCTCTTAACATTTTTATTGTTTCTTCTGTATGTGTCTTACCAAAAAAAGGATTATTTTTGTTACTTCTAGGTCTACATTGATTACAATGAGTATGACTATAACCTATTCTTTTTCCGCATTCACAATAAACAAAAGTACTACCTCCTTTCCAATTTGGGTTCTTGTCTAACGGTTTTGAAAATCTTTCTTTTCTTTCTTCATCCGACAAACTATCTCTCCATAGTTTACTACCTTTTTTTATGTTTTCAATAATTTTGTCTCTATTTGGGTTTTTAGTTAAATTATCACCCCCACTAGCCTTTAAACCTATATTGTAATCACCACAAGTATCTATATATTTTTGTTCAACCTCAAATATATTTTTAAATTCACATTCCTCAACGATTTCAAAAATAAAATTATCTTCACCATATTTATTCCACGCTCTTTGTAAAATACAATTTATATGTTTTTTATCCCTTAATTGATTCAAATGTGTTTTCCATCGTTTTTCAATATTTTTAGACGACCCGTAATAACATTTTTCATTAACCAAATTTTTTATTCTGTAAATTCCAATCATAATTTTCCTTTATTATAAATATCACCATAACAAGAAAAATTAAACTCTAACCCTAAAAATTAATTAGAAAGTGGGAAATAAATTTTAGGGTGTGATTGATAATTTTCTAAAATAATATCCGTATGAATATATTCAGACAAATCATTAACAACCCTATCTGAAAGTATTACATTAGGAAGTGGAAGTGGTTTTCTAGTTAATTGTTCTTTAACCCCATCAATTTGATTAAGATAAATATGACAATCACCTAAATTACCAATTAACTCTTCAGGAACCATATTAACTTGTTTCGCCAACATAATTAGTAATAGAGCATAGGACATTATATTTGCTGGGACCCCAAGCGGAAAATCACACGACCTTTGACTCCACATTAAAGAGATTGCTCTTTTTGGAACAGGATATAACTTATTAATTTGTTCGTGGTTTACCTCATTAAAATCAAATGGTTCAAATACTTTATATGTTTTAGACGCCAAATTCAATCGTTCTTCTATGGTCAACTCTCTTGTATAAACTTGAAATCCATAATGACAAGGTGGAAGAACCATTTCGTCTATCTCACCTACATTCCAAGCCGATACCATCAATCGTCTCGAATCTGGATTTGTTTTGAGGTCGTTGATTAGGTTTTGGATTTGGTCTATACCTTCTTTTTGTGTAAAGAATGTTTTCCAATTTCTCCATTGCTTACCGTAGATAGGACCTAAGTCTCCCCACTTCTTAGCAAACTCATCATCATTTTTAATTCGCTCAATAAACTCATCTTTTGAATAGAGTTCAATAGTAGGGACTCCTTTTGTATCTTTTGAATATGATTTTAAGTATTGTACAATGTCTTTGTCACGTATAACTTTATGTAAGTAGTTCTTATAAGCATCTCCTGTCCAGATATTGCAATCGTTTTCTAAAAGATACTCTATTGATGTATCACCGCGAAGAAACCATAACAACTCGGTCACAATAGTTTTCCAAGCCATTTTCTTTGTTGTAAGAAGTGGAAATTTACCATCTTTAAATTTGTATCTAATAGACCGTCCAAATACACTTAAAACTTCACCATTACGTGTATTCTTTTTAATACCATTATCCAAAATGTCTTGAAGTAATGCTAAGTATTGTTTATCTAATTCGTTCATATTCTTTTTGTTTTAAATCTAATTCACTTTCATAAAAATAAGGACAACACCACTTTCTTTCATCACAATTAAGCTTAATCATTTTTCCACTATAACAACCCACTTGAGTTACCGTAGCCCAACCACTGTATCTAGTTTTAACTCTGTCACCTACTTTTAAGTCATCAAATGTCATTGTTCTCTTATTATTTCCCATTTAAAATTATATGTCATACCTATTGTATCACCAACATCATTAGAATGCAGAATAAGCATAGTGTTTTCTTTATCATTTAGTAGTGAAGTAAACCATTCTAATTCTTCTTCATCACTATGTGAATACCAGGTATCTTCATCAAACTCAATTTCTGCTTCAATTTTTATTTTTGCTTTCATAGGTTTCTTTATAGTATTGTTCTCCATCTTCATGGTCCCCAGTCCATTCACAATCGTTATAAGCATTTACAATTTGCTCCTTTTCCATCTCTTTGGCTTGTTCTATTAAATAATTATTCGGTGGTAAATCAAGCATTTCTACTAACCACTCTACCGCTGTTTGTTTTTTATTATTTTCCATTTTTAACTTTCAATATTTAAATTATATGAAGTGAGTGTTTCTCTTATTTCATCTCTAATTTTTTGACATACTTCTATTTCTTCGGCAGACGCCTCCTCATTTGAATAAAACTTAAATCCGTGTTTGGTTGTGGTTCTTAATTTTTGGTCTAAGTCCCACATTGCCAATTTCCACTTATAACCATCAAGAGCGTCTCTTGCATCTTGTGATTCTTCTACCGAATCAAATTCTATTATTATTTTTCCCATAATAACAAAGTTATAAATTTTTTTATAATAAATCAAGAAACTCGTTAAAATCTAATTTGGATGGTGGTCTTCCATCAACATTGTAACAAGTATTATAATAATTTCTAATCTTTTGAATTGTTTCTTCTTTACCAAGATGTTCTAATCCATCCATTAAAGTGTTGTCCCACAGTCTTTGTTCATCTTCATTCATATCTGAATTTAAATAAGGTATTCTATCTTTGCTCATAATAATTTTAATTCTTTTCTATATTTTTTTATTTTTTCTCTAGTTTTTTGAAACTCGTCGTTGTCAGTTGCATTATGACCTCTACCGACCGACTCTGTAATCATTAATTCGTTTTTTAAAATAAAAGTCAATTTTTCTGAATTTGTCAATTCATAAGGAACAACTTCTGTCCTGATAAACTCACGAATCATCGCTCTTATCTTATCAATCTGTTCTGTCGGGTTCTGTTTTGTTCCGTGAACCATTACAGATGTTTGGTAGATTGTTCTACTTAACTCTAATATCTTCTTATCAAATCCCATCTTTATTCGTATTTCTAATTACACCTTCAACTCTATGTTTATGTGGATAAGAGTCTTCAATAATATCTTTAACAACAATTTTTTCGAAGTCATAAGAATGTTTAACATCACAAATACCATTTTGAATGGTGTTTTCAACGGTGGAAGGTGTTCTGAACTCTACCCCAAAGGTGTGTTTCACCCCATTTTGAAGTATGTCTTCAGGAAAAAAGTCACGCTTTGACAATTCGGTGTGCTTTACCCCATTTTGAATGGCATCTTTAACTGACCGAAACGGTTTTTGAAGTCTTTTACTGGTGCGTCTTACCCTATTTTGAATGGTGTCTTCAACAACTTGTAAGTATTCCTTACAAGTTGAAACGGTGTGTCTTACCCCATTTTGAATGGTGTCTTCAACAGGTTTAATACCCAAAAATCTTGATTCAAACCAATTCTTAATCAAATCTTTTTCTTCGACGCAGTCCTTACCGATTAGTTCCAACTCACTTTTAAATAAGTTATAGTTGAACCATAAGGTATTATCTTTTGTAAATTCAACCACCCATCTTTTTTCTTCGGTGAATATCATCCAAGTTGAGCCTTCTTTTGTTACATACTTGTCCTCACCTTCAACCATTTGGTCAAACATTCCAAAAACAAGTTTCTCTAATTTTTTTCCTGATGGATTTTTCACGGTTTTAATTTATTGATATAAGGTATATAATTTTTCAGCAATTTTTTTCAACTTAAACTCCAATTCTTGTATTGTTCTTTTTTGTTCCTCATTTAGTTCAAACCCATCCGCCTTTATGTCGGCAATTTCGTTAGTTAGTCGTCTGTGTTCAGACATTAACTGTCCATGTAAAATTCTTTTGTCTTCCATATACTTTTTTTTAATCCCACCAATAGGGTAATCTTTCCTCTAAAATTCGGAAAAGAAGTTTATTTGCTTTATTATGATTATAGTAAGATACTTCTAAACATAAAGTTTTTTTATCTTCAATAACTCCATGTTTTTTAATAACCACACGTACTGAAGAAGGATATTTATTTAGATAATCGTCAAATCTTTCATCAGTTGTTTTAATTTCAATAGATTTTGAATCAGGTTTATTTGAAACATCTTCAAAACTAATATCATCGTTCCAGTAATCCATACATTCCAATTCATAATAACTTTCTCTAACTCTTTCAAGTAGGTTAAGAACCAAGGTCATATCTCTATTATCTCTATCGATATTCATATGCCTATTATCACTTACAAGTTCTTTTCTTTGAAACTCTATTTTCTTTTGTAGAATTTTTAAAATGAAATCTCCGTCCCAATCTCTGTCGTGGTAAATAGTTGGCATCCATTTAAAAATGTTTTTCACACCAGTAAGAAAATATCTTATTCTCCAATTTAATTTACTAAATAAAGTATATCTATCCCAATCAGAATCTTCAGGAATTGGTAATTGTTTATAAGTTTTCATTTTTTGTTAGTCTCATAATTTTATTTTTACAAAACTAAGAAATAAAAGAAATAAAAACAAATTTATTTAAACTTTTTTATTTGATTTTTTTCTCTCATTCGATTGGCATAATCCAACCAAATCTTTTTGACTTTCGGCCATTCTTTTTTTGGATTGTCAAATTTTAAAATATTTTCTCTGAACCATTCTTCCATGGCGTCATCAAGTGATACTCTTTTGAATCTTGCTCTTGAAATCAACCCTTTTACATATGCTGGTATTTCATGTGTGTTTGTCAGGTATTCAAAGTTGTTGGTGTATTCAGTACTTGGGTAGTACATATCCTCAAAATTATCTTGACCGATATGTTCCACTTCATGTACTAATGTTTCTTTTAATTCGGCTGTAAAATCAACCATTACTCGAGGGAAGTCTTGAGGTCTATATGTAATCTCAATTTCTATTATATCAAATTCGGCTTCCGCACTTATTGAAAATGGATGATTAAAATCTTCATCATAAATGAATTTACACACCACATCAAATTCGGCGTATTCATCACCTCTTTCTACATAATAGTTTTTAGTGAAATTTTCTTCTTGTTTTAAATGATAAATTACATCTCGATATATTTCATTAACAACTATGTCAAGTTTACCTTCCTTAATTAAGTTTTTTTTTAACTTATTAACAATAATATTTTCGAATAAAGAATTAATCATTGTTGAAGGTACGTCATCAGAACTCCACCTATTGCGGTTGCGTGATTTTGTAAATAGTTAATTGATTCAATGTCCAATTTGGTTTTTCTTTTGGTAAAGTCAACAGAAAGGACACCAATGAATTTTTCTTCTATTGTTTTAATAGCAAATAAATAAGAAGATTTACAGTTAGATTCCTCGGCAACATATTTTAAACCAAACGTTGCGATTTTCTCATCTTTAAAATCAGAAACTTCAATCACATTATTATTGTAAAGTTCGTTAATCGATTTTGAAAAAAGATTTACAGGTATGTTTTTAAAATTTGTTTGAACAGAATTTGTATTAGGACCAACCGTTTCATAAACTATTGAAAACTTAGCCATAGACCTACCTGTTGGATAAAAATTACCTCCGTTATGGAATTGTGAAACCCATACTCTATCGGCGCCAAATTCTTCTTTAATATGTTCTATTTTTTGATTTACAAGTTCACTAACTCGTAATGTGTCCGTAACCATATCAGGTTTTGTCTTTTGTTTATTCAAAATATGTTTGATATATAAAAGTAATATCGGACCCAATACCCCTGATATGAAGGCAATAATTAATTGATAAATTCCGTCCATTTTAATGAATTGAAAAATTTAGAAAAATTATTTGTTATTTTTCTCTATTATGGACCAAATAGTACCTGTTAGTGTTATTACACCACCGATGATTTCTGTTACGGTAGATTCGTCAATTAAACCTTTAGTTATTAATATACCACCAATAAAAGTAAGTCCGTGTCTGACAATTCCTAAAATTTGTTCTTTCGTAAGTTTCATTTTATAATTTTTATAGTTTTATTATACTAATAAATATAATAAACATCATAAAAATTACTATTTGTGTTTGAAGTATTTGTAAATTATAAAAACAATAAGTAAACACGGAGTTGATGCAGCGATGATTTCGGTAATAGACATAATTTTTTATTTATATATATGTAAAACAATAATAATAATGGTTATAAGAGTTGTCAAAACTTTCATAACCATTCTTTTTTTTAGCATTTGTGGTGGTCCCACCTGGATTCGAACCAGAGACCTACGCATTATGAGTGCGGTGCTCTAACCTACTGAGCTATAAGACCAAAATAATTATAATATATTTTTAAAAAACTGCGTCCATTTTTCAATTGCCGGTTCTAACAAAATAATTGAACCCATACAATATAAAATAGACATCCAATCAACATTAGTTTTGAAAAACTGATAGACACAAACCACACCCAATAGAGTAGTTAATATCCCAAAAATAGTATAAATGTGTTTTTTCATATATTAATTTTTTAAATCTTTTTGCGGTCCATCCCGGTTACGCTCCGAGGGTTTGTCCGTGACAGGGACAAATGTTACTATTACACCAATGGACCTATTTTTATATCAAAGCGTCCCATTCAGAAACCACAAATTCAAGTTTTAAAAATCCTTCAACAGGAATATAGGTTACTTGAAGACCTCCTGTTCCCATACTCATTTCTGTTTGTATAGCTTCAGTTAAAAGTTGTCTTGCCGTTTCTCTAATCTCACCTTGACAAGGAATCTTTTCTTCAGCACTTGACCATTCCCAACCAAGAGCTTTCATAGTTTTATGAACTTTTTCAAAGTCAAACCAATCCATTATGTTATCCACCGCTTTTCTTTGTTCCTCTGTCATAATACAAATATAAGAATAATTTTTTATAAAGACTGCACTTGTTCCATAACTCCTGTAACCTCGTCAGGATTTAAATAACCAATCACATCACTTGTAACAGGAGTTTCATATGTTAGATTACCTTCTTTGTCTAAAACCGCAACTTCAAACAAACCATCTTTACCACCATATGAATATGTATGGGAGATAACACTAACACCATATCCATTTTTAAACATCATTCGAGAACGAACACCTGACATATATGGTTCATCTGATATTTTATCAAATTCTAAATCTTCAAATTTTTTCATAACTTTTATTTTTTTTGTGGTCAGGACAGGATTCGAACCTGTTTATTGTAAAGGGGTTACAACCTTACTAATTCTATTTTTGCGTCTACCATTCCGCCACCTGACTATGTCCTCGTCTTTCCGAGATGTCAATAGGGATATTTTGTGTACAATTCAGGACTCTCATATACTTCCTTAGTCGTAGTTAATACTGGGCTCGAACCAATGACCTATTCCGTATCAGGGAATCGCTCTAACCAACTGAGCTAATTAACTATGTTTGTATTTAAAAGAATTTTGGTCAACCACTCGCATCCCACCAATTTATTGTATCAAACT